TGTTGAGCATAAAGATATCAACGGTTACACATTGTTTGAGGAAGATGTTGTGCTTGGCATAGGCGGTGTACACAACATATGGGAAAACGTAGGAGAGGCGTGGTTGCTTCTTGGGCGTGAGGCCTTTGACAAGCCTAAGACAGTGGCACGTCATACGGTGCATATGTTCGATCACATGCAAGAAGAGCATAAGTATCAGCGTATCCAAGCCAGTATCTCAGTTAAGGATACAAAGGCTAAAAGATTCGCAGAATGGCTTGGTTTTGAAAATGAGGGTATAATGAGGAAATACGGGCCTGATGGCTCAGATTACTATCGTTATGCAAGGGTGATGTAATGGATCCGATGACAATCGCAGCAGGAGCGTCCGCTGTATCTGGATTGCTTGGTTTCAAAGGCAATCGCGCTTCTGCACGAGCCGCAGAGCAAACTGCTGAATACAATGCAAGGCTTGCAGAAAACGAGGCGGTTTTACTTGGGCGTGCAACAACCGCTAGAGAAGCGGGGTTGCGTCAAGCATCTGATTCTCTTGCTGGGAGTCAAATAACTGCAATTTCAAAATCAGGAGTGCAAGTAACTGGCAGTCCACTTCTTGCGTTGGCAAATACATATTTTAATACAGAAGAAGACGCTATGCGCATACGGTTTGCTGGAAATATTGAGCAAATGAATAAAGAGTCTGAGGCCGCTTTAAGCCGTGCTACAGGGCGTTCTCAAGCAGCAGGGTTCCGTTTGGCGGCTGTTAATAGCTTAATTGGAGCCGCTAGTGGAGTGGCTGGTGCATATCAGCAGCAAAGTTTGCTTGGTTTGCAAAAAGATTTCTACACTCAACAAGAAAAGGCCTAACAGATGCCGCGCATTCCGCTTTACAACAGAACAGGAACGCCAAGCCAAGAAATCGGTGCGCAATCTGTTGGCCCACGCGCTTCTATTGATGCTTTTGCTGCGCCAAGTAGGGCTGTTGTGCAACTTGGACAAACCATTGGTGCCGCTGGCCAACAATATTCCGATCAAATGAACCGGTTTGAGTCTAAGAAGGCACAAATTGAGTTTGACTTTGCGATGGCTGAAAAAAATGCGGAAACAGATCGCGTTTATCGTGAAAGCATGATGGACTACGCAAGGCAAAGCCAAGAATTTCGTGAAACAAATCAAGATACATCTACAGATGGGTTTCGTAGGGCACACGATGAATTAAATGACCGGTTTGTCCAAAGTGTAGATAACCGCAACGATCTTACGCCCAATCAAAAAAGAGACATCAAGGGCCGGTTAATGCCTACATTTGTAGCGCAATCAACGCAGGGATCTCGTGAGGCGTTTGCTCGTGGTCAAGTTGTGCGCGGTCAGGTTGCAAAAGAAAGCATTGCAACGATGATCGGTGATGCACGTCAGTTGCATGCGAATCATCCTGATCGTAAGCGATTGGTTGGTGAGATCGAAGCAGAAATACTTAGATCTGAAAGAGATGGGCTAAACACAGGGTATTCTGTACAGTCTGTTCGTGTCGCCTTTGAAACAGGCGACATTGACACACGAATTAGAGCGGCTGCAACAAGTGACCAGTTAGATGAAATATCGCAAGATATTTTAAAATCAACAGTGCTTGGACCAAATTCTCAAGCAACTTTGCAAAATAGAATTAACACAAGGCGCAATCAGCTTTCTCAAGAGACTTATCAAGGCTTGATTGGGGATCTTCAAGCCTTGAATGTTAATTTTGACGATCAAGATCTTTTGAAGGAAAGCGCTATAAGTGGCGATGTTTATGTAGGCACGAATGAAGATGGCGAAGAAGTCATTATGGATTTTGGCGCTGTAAAACCTAGCGTTAGGCAGTCTTTCGTAGACACGCTTATACCGCGCAGATTTAAAGAAATTGATGATAATGTTGGTCAGGTGATGGTTAGCACAATTATGTCTAACGTCAGTGGTGGCAACTCTGTCATTGATACCATTGAAGATGCGGCAAGTTATTATGGTCAGGATTTTTTAAACAGAACCGGCAAGGACAAAAGTGACGTAGACGCTATCCTTGTAGAAACCGCGCAGCAAATACAGCAAGAAGCCGCTAGGATGGTTGCCAGTGGGCCTTTTGAGCAAGATGAAGTGAACCGCATGTTAGACAGCGTAGATGCTTTGTTGCAGCAACCTATCGTTGGGAATGATGCGTTTGTGCGTGATGCTGGCGCTTTAGGTGACAAAGCGAATGGCATTGCCAATCGCGTAGCAACAATCCGTGGTGACATGAGCAAGGCGATAGCTGACGCCGCTCAAATGCAAAGTGGGGTAGATCTAGTAAATCAAGGCAGAATTAATATTCAAGACATTGGGCTTACAGATGATGAGAGGCAGCTTGCCATTAGATCAGCTTTATCAGAGCGTGAAACATTGGGAGAACAAATAAATCTGCTGTCTGACAATGATGCTGAATTTAAACAATGGACAGGATTACTAAGTGCGGCCAAAAACAGACTTATGGATCCATCTGTTACAGAGATATCAGATGATGTTGCAAGTGCGTTGCAGATTTTCAATGCCATATCTTTGCAAGGCAGAGAAGGCGTTTTTGACAATCACATAAAATCTAAAGACAGGGTGTTTTGGAATAGCTGGAAAACATTGACTAGCATACATTCTCCAGAAGATGCTTTGTCAATAATCAAAACTCAACGTCAAGAAACAGACGTTAATTTGTCTTATGAAGCTGTTGCTGATCAAGTCAATGTGCAAGGTGCAGAATTATATCAACAAGGCTGGTTTACGAGTGCTTGGAACTCATTGACTGGTGGTGAAGATGTGCAAATGCCAGAAAATATTTCACATATTACGACTGTCGTGGGCGATCTAACCAAGGAATATATAAAGCTAGGGATTGACCCAGAAGCAGCCTTGACTCAGGCATCCGATGATTTTTTCCGCACCCACACTAATGTTGGCAATGTGTTGTTGCGCATTCCTGATGTTAAAAAGTTTCCAGACAATTTGCAGCAAATGCGCAGCGTATTGGTAGATGAATTTCTTCAAGAAAATCCTGATCTTGGAATAGAGCCAGAAGAACTTTCTATAATGAACATAGACGGTTCTGTAGATGTTTGGCGTATTGTGCGCAATGGCGGCTACCCTGTTACTGGAACAGCAAACCTATTTAATCTAACGCAAGCACGTAATCTTGTTGAAGAGGCAGAAAGGCTTGCTGAAGAAGAAGCGCTAGCAGAAGGTTTGGCTAGAGCAAGGGCTGGTATAAGAAGTGCAACAGGTCCAAGCGCAGCAGAAATAGCAAAAGATATTGATCCGTTTAGTGGTCAGCCGAGAACACAATAATGATTGAAGAAGACAAAAATCGCTTAACTCTAACGCCTTCACCTGGGCTTGCCCTGCAAGATATTGACCGTGCAGAAAGGGCTGCTGCTGCGGATCAACAAGAATCAGCCTCTTTTTTTGAATTTGCTTCTGCCAGTTTAGAAGAAGATCAAATTCTCTCTTATATGCTTGAAGACAAAGAAGAGTTTGCGCCTGACGATGGATGGGCAGACGCTCTTAATGAAGACCTTTATAAAGAATTAACAGCAGACATTCCCGAAGAATATCACGACTATCTTGAAGATACAGTCAGCTTGGGGCATGCGCGTGCAACACGCGAATATGTAATGCAATCTTTGAAGAATGAAGAAAAAATGGCGTCTTGGGGTTGGTCTGGTGTGCCAATGCGAATTGCCCTAAATATTGCTGATCCCGTTGCTATAGGCGCTACAGTAGCCACAGAGGGCGTGGCGGCACCTTTAATTTGGGGTGGCAAGGCTACACGGTTGGCTAGAATTGTTCGTGGCGCGGTTGCTGGTGCAGCGACCAATGCGGCTATTGAGGGTTACATTGCGAGTCAAAGTGAAACGCGCGATGAGTATGATGTGTTGTATTCTGCTACCGCTGGCTTGCTTTTAGGTGGCGGCATTGGAGCCATACCTTTCGGCAAGCGCACCAAGGATCAAGACCCAACCATTCAAGCGCATGAAAATCACTTAGACGCTATAACTCAAGCGCAGGAGCAAGACGCTGCTGATGCAGCAAGAAGGTTTTTGACAGGGGATACAAGCGTTGGTGCAGCAACAAACCCTCTCAGCCCATCTCCTGTAATCAAGCCTTTGCGGAATGGCGTAGATGATTTAGACGATGACATTGTAACTCAAGAAACCATGTGGGGCATAGCAAGGATTGATATGGTCGGGCGACTGTTAAAATCAAAAAATCCTATATTTAATCGTTTAGGGCAGTTCTTGGGTGAAGACGCTGTTGGCGTAAGAGATGGCGGCAAGGCTCGTATCGAGTCTACTGCGGACATTTTAAAAACAAATATTATGAAAGGCACATTTGCTAGATTTTATCAAACCTACAATCAAGAATATGTCCAATGGGTAAAGTCTGAAACAAAAGGCATTTTTCGTAAACACAGACTAACAAACAGGCGTGCTTTTGGTGAGTTGGTTGCTGATGCCATTGAACGTCCAGACTTGCCGCATCATCCTGCGGTAAAGCGTATGGCACAAAAGAACGCTAAATTGTACGCTGATTTGCTTGATCAGGCACAACGTGCTGGCGTGCAAGGTTTTGAAACCATACCTAAAAATCTTACTTATTTTACACACAGATGGAACAAATTTAAGATCCAAGAAATGTATCAAAAGCATGGCGATGACGCTGTGCATGGTCTTTTAAAACAAGGATTGATAAGCGGCTCAACAGATCTCACAGATGACGCAGCAGACCAAATTGCGCGTGTCATGCTTGATAAAATTAGATCAGATGTTGCTGGTATTGATACTGGATTCACCAGATTGTTTACGGCTGATAGCCGTGAAACCTTGAAGCAAATTATGCTTGAAGAAAAATTTGGCAAAATAAACAAGCAAACCGGCAGATATGATGAATTTAGCGAAGCAGATGTAGACAATCTTCTTGGTCTATTTGAGCAAACAGAACGTGGCGTGCCAGCGCGTGCAAAGGCTAGACTACGCTTTGACATGGAAACAGAGATTGAGTTTGGTGGGCAAACTTTGTCTCTAAAAGAGTTGCAAGATCGTGATGCAGAACAAGTGTTTACAATGTATGCAAGCGAAATGGCCGGTCGAATTGCTTTGGCAAAGAAGGGCATCAAGTCAGAGACTGACTTTAATAAGATGATAAATGAAGGTCGCGCATATGCAGAGGCCAACAATATATCTCGCAGCGCTACTGACAAAGAATCAGAAATATCTCAGGTTATGTACAACCTGCTATTAGGTCGACGCCCAAGCCCACAGTACGATCCAAATGCCACTTACATGAAAATTACTCGTTTAGTGCAAGATTATAACTTTTTGCGATTGATGGGGCAGGTTGGCTGGGCACAGTTTGCAGAAATTGGCAACGCCTATAATGTCAATGGTTTCAAAGGCATGCTGCAAGTAATGCCTGAGTATAGAAGCATGTTAAAGCGTGCTAAAGATGGTCAGTTGTCTGATCCTGTCCTAAGAGACATTGAGGCTTTTTATGGCACTGGTTCTGACCGTATGATCCAGCAAATGATTAATCGTCTTGATTATATGGAAACAGGCGCTGTTATTGGTGGCGGCAAGTTGGGACGCGCTTTAGGCAAAGCGCAGTTGCGTACAGATCAGTTAAAAAGATTGCAAGCAGATGTTTCTGGAATGGCTCCAATTACACTAATGTTGGAGCGTGGCACCGCAAGAGTGGTTGCGCAAACCTTGTCAGATCTTGCTTTTGAAAACGCCAGCCTAAGTTTGAAGCGACTTAATTCGTTGGGCCTTGATGACGATACAGCTAAGTTGGTTTTCAAGAACATAAAAGAACATGCAAAAGTTCAAAGTTCCGCTTTGTTCCGTAACAAAAAATTGCGTGAACTAAATCTGGAAAATTGGGATCCAGATGCTAGAGAGGCTTTTGGGGTGGCTTTGGCGCGTTGGACACGCAGAACAATTCAGCAAAATGATGTTGGCAACTTGTCATTGTTTATGACAAAGCCTTGGGGGCAAGTAATAACTCAGTTTCGCACATTTCAAATTGTGTCGCACTCAAAGCAGCTAATGCACAATCTGCAAATGAATGATGCGCGTGCATATTTGGCCATGACGTTTTCTGCCATGAGTGCTGGCGCAGCTTACTTTGCGCAACAAAATGTGAAGATGATTGGTATGGACGACAAGGAACGCAGAAAGTACGCAGAAGAAAATTTGTCTGTTCTTGATGTGGCCAAAGCTGGGTTCTCACGTTCAAGTTGGTCTGCGTTCATTCCAGGTGCTGTAGATAGCGTAGCCTATTTTGTATCTGACGACCCTATTTTTTCTTATAGAACATCCGGGTTATCGCAGAATTTTTTGAGTGGAGTTCCAACAGTGCAGGCCTTTAATAATCTTTATCATGGTGCTGCAAGGGCTACGCGCACAGTAAGCCCCTTTAGCAATGAGGAAATGACAGAAGGCAGGGCTAGAGCATTAGCAACATTGCTTCCGTTTCAAAATGTAACAGGCATTGCAAACGTGCATCGTTACTTTGCAGAGCAGTTTCCAGAACGATCTGGAAAATGACTATGTTTTCTGATACATTTATGCAGATTGGAGCAAAGACATGACCGTTAGCAGCACCACCACCAAGAACAGCTATTCCGGCAATGGTTCTAACGACACCTTTGCTTACGGCTTCAAGATCTTCGATGATGACGACATTACGGTTATCATTCGTACAGACGCGACTGGCACAGAGACGGTCAAGACCAAGACCACTCATTATACTGTAACAAACGTCGGCAACACTAACGGCGGTAACGTCGTGTTTACCGGCGGTAACATACCGGCAAGCGGCGAAACTGTAGTGTTGCGCCGTACATCTGCGCAGACACAGACCACAGATTATGTGGCTAACGATCCGTTTCCAGCAGCTACCCATGAGGATGCGCTTGATAAGCTGACCTTCCTTGCGCAAGAGCAGCAGGAAGAACTAGATCGCGCAATTAAGATTTCTCGTACAAATACAATGACTTCAACAGAGTTTACTGTTGGGGCAACTGATCGTGCAAACAAGGTTTTGGCTTTTGATAGCAGTGGTGAGATCCAGGTTACACAAGAGATTGGTACGTTTCGTGGCAACTGGGCTGCATCAACAGCGTATGAGGTGCGTGATCTGGTAAAGGACACCAGCACAAACAACATCTTTATTGTGAATGCTGCGCATACAAGTTCTGGCGCACAGCCACTGACCACTAATGCAAACAGCGCCAAGTATGACCTGATTGTGGATGCTGCAACTGCCACGACAAGTGCAACAGCAGCAGCGGCGTCGGCTACGGCGGCAGCTTCTAGCGCGACAGCGGCGGCAAACAGTGAGTCTGCGGCAAGCAC